TTGATCTAGCTCTTGATGGCAGTCTTGACAGAGTGCCGCTGTATATATGTCGCTTGCTTTGATGCCCCGACCCTTACCGTGTTCTGACCAATTGGAATGCGCCGCTTGTACCGACCCATCCCGTCCGCAGTGCTGACAGAGCAAAGAGGCCACATTCTTGAGGTGGGTCTTGCTCCGATAGTAGGTGTACTTGGGGAACATCAAGCCCATGTGTGTCCTTATAGGTTGTTGGTGGACGGTTTCACCACAGTTCTAGCCGCCAGCTTCGCCATGTCGTGCAGTGGGCACACATGATCTACTCTGTTTCAATGCTTCACACCAACACGGCTGGAGACTAGTGAGGAATTACCAGCGGCAGCGCAAACACTCAATAGAGTGCGGCAACTGCATGAACCATTCAGTCCCCATGCGTGTTAGTGTTGGTGTCTCCCATGTGGCAGGGTAGGTAGCAACTGAATCAAAGCACCACGGAGCCAATCCGTTTACACCAACAAAATTAGTTTACATCAATTTCCTTTTGTGCGGCCCATGCCAACAACCATTCAATGAACTCTGACCCGTCTTCAATCGTGAACTTATGAGACTGCAACCCCAATTGAACCACCCTTTCGCCATCAAGTGAAGGGGCCACCTTCCCAATCTTGCGATTTGTCTCATGCGCCCATTGGTCTATTAATAATCGCTTCCAATCGTCCGCAGTCCATTTTGACCCCACAGCCTTCATCGCAATATGTATCTTGTGAATAATCCCGTGAAACATATCGTTTTGTTCCGCACTGCGCCGCGATTGTTTTACCTCAATCCTCAATTTCTGTCCCGCCATCAATGTGGCTTTGATTTGAGGCCACAAGTCTTTTAATACTGCGTGTCCTTGTTGGGGGTTATATAAAGTGTAGTTCATAAGGCCCTCATTTTTAGTTTTGTTTGATTTTTAGCTGGCAACAATTCCTCTGCCATGACTTCCTTGTCATCAATTACATAACTTACCCGACCAAATCGGTTCATCTTGATGCGCTTGACTTCGCCAATAAATGGTTCTTTCTTAAATGGATAAACGGGCACTCGTTGTCCAACTTTGCAATGAACCTTTTTCCAATCAATATCGTGCCTCATATTTCTCTCACCATAATATCTATTCCCTCATTTGAAGAATAAACCTTTGTTAAATGCAAATCGACCACTTGTTTGTCATCAAGATACACGATGCCATTCATACCATCTAGTACCGCTTTAACGATGTTGTCAATATCGGGCTTTTTGGTTGGGCGTTCGGTTCCTTCAATACAAGCCTTTTGGCGCGTTTTTGAGTACGATGGCGGTATGGGTATTCTTATGTGCAAATAAGCCGCTACAGCCCCGTTTAAAGGGCTTGTAGACCCCATCGCTTGCTTGGCATAGGTTTGGATTGATTTCTCGTAGGTCAAAGTCTTGGAATCGGTGTAAGTTTTGACGAAGGTTCCTTGTCGGGCGAAGCGGGGTCTGCCCTTTCCGGCGACTTGTGGGACAGTGAAATGGATTTGAATCATTTTAATTGTGTCGCGTTGCTCATGTCGATATATGCGTTAGACCGGATTATCTGACCGCCATTTATATTTTTCTGCGTTGCGGTTTGGAATATCGTGATCTCCGGCACATAACCGATGTGGTTTGATATTTGTTGAACAAGCAAAATCTGAGATTGATTTAGATATAAAAATCCGGTGAATGGGACACATAATGCTTTTGCGATTTGCTTACCCTTTTCCAATTTATCGAATGTCACTAACCATTGATAGTTATATCGCCCGATAAATTCTTCAATGGTCATGTCTCTGCATTTGGTTTCGACCACCCGCATGATCTGATTTTGTTTAATCAAGATCGCGTCAATGTCTGCGGGTTTGTCTTTTGGTGTTTCGCAGTACTCGTAATCGGGAAAGTGTTTAGCGAATATCTCCATCGCTCGGTGTTCCGCTTTCAGCGATTCGCGTCCTCTCGGCGTGTTTATGTCCATCAATGCGTTCCTTCACCAAACGGGGTAATTCTTTCCACATATCGTTCGAATCGCGTAGTTCCTTCACCCGATGGCGTGTGTACTCTGTCCATCCCTTCGTCATCGCCAATGTCGCGTAATGGTCGGCTAACTCGTTGAGCATTCAAGTCCCCCGTGATGGTCAATGCTTTGTTGATTCGCCATGTGGGGATTGCAAACCCCAATTTAACGAAGTTGAGCAGAGCGTGTGCTTGTTCTTTGGTCATGCTTTGCCCCTCAGTTGAGCAAGTCGCTCTCGGATGTGGCTTGGCATGGGTGTAGCCTTTTCTATGTCGGCTTTGATCTTCTCTAGTGCGGGGTCTGCTTTTGGGGCTGTGTCGGGTATCTCTGCCCCGTCCCATCTTTGCTGATTGAGGTAGACCAAAGGTGCGGGAATGAATGCCCCACTGTCTTTGCGCCATTGGTCAGTGGTTTTCATCCACTCAAGATGCTTGATGATTTGGTCTGCACAAGTCTCGCAGTAGAACTTTTGCCACTTCTTCAAGCATTCTGACTTGCCACCCTTGCGGGGGCTTTTAGGCCATGCTTGCCAAAATCTATCGAATCCCGTTTCGAATAAGTCCATTTTTTGTTTTCTCCATAGTTCCTACAAGGGTGGATAGAGTCCTATCCTTCCCGCTCCAGCTTTCGATCTGTTCCTAAATTCATCTTAATGCTTTCAAAAAACAGTCTCAGCCCAAGTGCGCTTGACGAGTTGATTTACTTATACATTTGGCCTTGTTCCACCGTGTACCAAATGCTTTAACAGTCGCTCAACTAACGCTGTTCGCCTTTTGCCCACGGGTGAAATGGGTGCGGTGTTTCTTGGGTTCAGTCCATTCAGACCATTAGCTGACGCGCCCTGACGAGTAGGGGCAAAAAAGCAAAAAACCCATTGGTTGAACGAGCTTTAGGCTTGGTTGCCGCATAAAGGGGTGCTACACCACGCACCTTTAGCTTTGACAAAGCCCGCTCACCAATGGGTTCTGCGGTTTTCGCCGTGTAGAACTTCAACGGGTTACCAAGCCGTTGATGGGAGGATTATAAACACAATCTTTTATGGCGTGTCAACTACTTTTTTTCCAATCCACCACTTCGGGGAGGGTTTGCACCGTTCCTCTAAGAGCATTTCACTCTGAAAGTCCTTTGTGCAATCCTCACAGATGTGGACGGGTTCCGCTACGATTTTGGCGTAGCCGACCCATTCACGATACTGCTTTTCAGATGGGAAGCAATGAGGAAACATGATTCATTGTGCTAGATGTTGTATTTTTGCACATTAGGGAAAGTCCTAATGATAATTGCTAGATGTAGGTTTAAGATGCAGTCATTCCCAAGCACAACGCATAGGGTCTTTTTGGAGGTCACATGACCGATTCTCAAGTTATCGCCGCAGTCATTCGTTATTTACAACAAGAGCAGGGCGCAGTCTCTGCCAATGTGCATTTGCCGAGTGGCGCAAATGTGATTGTGTATGCCAACGGTCAAGTTGACAACACATAAATCAACGGGGCTACGGCCCCATCGAGAGGAAACACATGAGAAATCTAACATACACCACCGAAGTCCACAGCATCGACTACGGTTATCTGTTGGTCGAATACGACTACTTTGAGTCCGATGATTCTGTCGGTCTTAGCGAAACCTATGATTGGTTTGCGTATACGGTTGAGGCTTTTGAGTCTGAACCTGCCGGAACCGAAGTCACCTACGAATTGACAGCAGCAGATCAAGCATCAATCTACGCACAGATCAAGAAACACCACATTGCCATGTTGGAGGACTTCCATGCGTAACAGAACCAAATTCCCCCGCACATTCAACGAAGCATTCCCCAACAGTTTGGAGAACGGTGCTTGCATTGAGATTCATGTGGCCCGTCTGACCATTGCCGACAAGGTAGCTCGTGTGGTGAGCCTCATAGCCCTTATCGTGATCGCCCTTGATTGTTTTATTTGGAGACCCTAATGGACGCTGATTACATCATCAACTCTGTCAAACAAACCTCAGAGACTTTGTACCGTGAACCTCAGATCGATCTAGCTGAACGACTGCTTTACCGCATTCAGATGTTGGAAGGCCACATTCGTGTATTGGTCAACCACATCGAGAACTCACGCGAAGAAATCAAAAATCTACAAACCGAACTCATTGCAAAGGATTCCAAATGAAAGTTTACAAAGCCATTAACGCTGTTCAAGCAGAATTGTCATCTGTCGGCATCACAAAAGACCGTAGGAATATGCAAGGCAGCGGGTATAACTTTAGGGGCATTGACGATGTGTATAACGCCATTGCGCCCCTATTGGCAAAGCACAGCCTTTGTATTTTGCCCCGTGTTCTTACCCGTGAGTGTGTTGAACGAGCAAGCAAGTCGGGTGGCGCATTGTTCTATGTGACTGTTGAGGTTGAGTTTGATTTTGTCTCAGCAGAGGATGGTTCAAAGCACACCGTCAAGACCTTTGGCGAAGCAATGGACAGCGGAGATAAGGCCACCAATAAGGCTATGTCAGCAGCGTACAAGTATGCAGCCTTTCAAGCCTTTAGCATCCCCACAGAGGCTGATAACGATGCCGATGCCCATACCCATTCAGTCGCACCAAAGACCGTCCTTATTGCCCCGTTAATCGCTTCCATTGATGCAGCCACCACAGAGGAAGAATTGAAGGCAGCTTACTTTGAAGCCATCAAGGTAGCCGGACATGATGCCGCTGCTAAGAATGCCATCATTGTTGCCAAAGACTTGAAGAAAGCGAGTCTGTAATGGAACAAAATTCGCCGGAATGGTTCGCTGCCCGTTTGGGTAAGGTCACCGCCTCTCGCGTCTCCGATGTGATGGCAAAGCTAAAGACGGGGGGTTATGGTGCGTCACGGGATGATTACATGGCCCAACTGATTTGTGAGCGTTTAACGGGTGAAGTAGCTGAGTCTTTCACCAATGCAGCAATGGCATGGGGGACAGAGACCGAGCCAATGGCCCGAGCGCACTACGAAATGGTCAATTCAGTGTTGGTCGATCAAGTGGGGTTTATTGCTCATCCGGACATTAAGATGGCCGGAGCCTCACCCGATGGCATTGTGGGCAATGGAATCATTGAGATTAAGTGTCCCAATACTTCCACCCACATTGACACACTGCTAAACAAAAAGGTTCCCGCAAAGTACATCAAGCAAATTCAGTTTCAGCTTAGGTGTACGGGTAAAGAATGGTGTGATTTCGTTTCCTTTGACCCGCGACTCAAGGGGTTGGAAATGTTCACCAAACGAGTCGAGCGAGATGAGAAGCTAATCAGCGAAATGGATGCCGAAGTGGTGAAGTTTCTCTCCGACCTTGACGAAAAACTTGAACTTTTAATGAAAGAAAAAAATGGCACTGCTTAAAGAAGTCACCGTAGTTGCAGGTACATACACCAACGCAAAGGGAGAAGAAAAGAAACGATACATCCGCATTGGGTCTGTCATCGACACAAAGAATGGCCCCATGCTGAAACTCGATGTGATGCCCATCTATGCGGGGTGGGACGGGTGGGCATACATGAATGACCCAAAGCCCAAAGAATATAAAGGCTTACCCGCCGATAACGATGAGGATATTGGGTTTTGAATCCGGAAGATGAAGCGTTTGAAGAACTCAGTCGCAGACAAGGCGATTGGGGTCTTCAAGGGTCGCGCAAACACCAAATAATCCGATACGCTGAAACCAATGCGCGAAATGAAGTGATTGAAGAAGTCGCCCAACACATAGAGAAATGCACTCTAGCGTTTGGCAAAGACACTATTCAATCGTTTACAGCTTATGTTAGAGGAATGAAAAAATGAAATTTAGAAAAAAGCCCGTGGTCATTGAGGCCACCCAATGGTTCAAGATGGGTGATCATCCATTGGTTCACAAGCCCACAGCATCGGTGAATTTGGAATGGGAGAGGCGGCAGGGGCTTCCAAAGGGGTCAATTGGAGAAATCCAAACTCTTGAAGGCTGGATGTTGGTGACCCCCGGCGATTGGATTATCACTGGCGTGAAGGGCGAACACTACCCCTGCAAACCCGACATTTTTGAGATGACTTATGAGGTGGCTGAATGATGCCACCACCCAGTAAAGAACTTTGTCTCATGATGGCAAAGATTAACTATCCCCGTGATTCCGCACTTAGTTGGACATGGCTATTTGCATGGGGATTTCATGATATGTATGTTGATGGTTGGTATGAGGATTGGAAACCATGACAAAAGAACAAGCCCTACAAATCATCAAGCTGTTATCAGCAGTTGAATCATGGTCATTTGCAGATAAGCATCGAATGCCAGACTACCTGTATGAACAAATTGAAAAAGCTATGGAAGTGTTAGAACAAGAGGTGCTGAAATGACACAAGAAATCATTGAGATGGCACAAGAATGTAGATTGATTGGTATGCGGCCTCATTTGGATGGCATTTATTCTGAGGCACTTGTAGCCTTTGCCAAGCTGGTGGCAGATAAAGCATTGGCAGAACACGCCATGCGTGAAGTCCAAAGGCTTGGGCAAGAGATTGAGCAAGACCACGCATATGGCTACGCATCAAGACTTGCTGTAGCAATTTGGCAAAAACACTACATGAAAGATGCCCCCAAGTGGAAGCCGCTTGACACCACTGAAGGCGTGTTAACTCAAATTGACAACATGACTTGCGGTTTAGTAAGAGAAAAGCCAGCACAGCCAGAGCAAGAGCCGGTGATTGGCAAATGGAGTTTGCGTGAAGTGTATTTTGATGAAGATGGAGAGCCAATAAGCCACAGAAGCCCACCACAGCGCACAGAGCAGCCAGCACAGCGCACATGGGTGGGGCTGACTGAGCAAGACCTTGATTACCTTTGTAACTTAGCCTATACCGGAGATGAAGAATTTGCGTTAGCAGTGCAAGCAAAACTTATGGAGAAGAACGCATGACACCGCTTGTGCAAAAAGCTGTCAGATTTGCGCCAGAACCAGAAACCGCACTTTGGTTTGATGTTGGTCAAATGCAAAGCACTCTTGAAATGAAAGTGCCAGCAGATTTCTTAATGCACCTTCCATCCAAAAGAACGGGGATTGTTGGCCTTGATACAGCGGGGAAAGATTTTGCCCTATGGTTGCTTAAGGGCGAAGGTTCTGTGACCGTTGGAGGCTGTTCAATGTGGCATGGAAAATACTTCCCGCCTTATGCTTACATGGCAACTGATGACGGGTTTAAGATTTACCAAAAAGACAAAGAAATAAC